ATCAAGGATGAAATAAATAGACTAGAGGGAAAATATGTCAACTGAAGAAGATTTAGTAAAGCACCTTGATCAAGTAAATCAAGTTGTTGAAGAGTATCTAAAAGGTAATGACCCAACAGTAATTTCAAAACAACTTTCCATACCAAGACAAAGAGTTGTAACCTTAATCAATGAGTGGAAGGTCATGGCTTCTGCTAATGATGCCATCCGTGCTCGTGCCAAAGAAGCACTCGCTGCAGCAGATACACACTATAGCAAGTTGGTCTCTAGAACGTATGAAGTAATTGATGAGGCATCTATGACTAATAACCTTAGTGCAAAGACTGCAGCAATTAAACTTGTAATGGACATTGAGTCTAAAAGAATTGATATGCTTCAAAAGGCTGGTCTTCTTGAGAACAAAGAACTTGCAGAAGAGATGATGGAAATTGAAAAACGTCAAGAGGTTTTGATGGCTATACTTAAAGACATTGCAGCAGAATATCCGCAGGTTCGTGATGACATTATGCGTAGACTATCTGCCGTATCTAAAAAAGATGAGGTAATAACTGTTGTCCACGGAGTTTAGCGATTTCTTTGAGGCACTGAAAGACAACCATTTTGCGGAAACCCCAGTAGATGCAAAGACGTTTGTTGAGGGTGAGCAATATCTCAACCAGCCAGGTCTATCAGATATACAATATGATATTGTTGAGGCGATGAGTCAGATATATAGAAAAGAAGACTTGATAGACCTAATGGGTGCAGAAGAGGGTGCTAGGTATTATGAAAAATATACAAAGAATGAAGTAATTCTGCAACTCGGCAAGGGATCTGGAAAAGATTTTACATCAACCGTAGCATGCTCATATATCGTATATAAACTTCTATGCCTTAAAGAGCCAGCAAGATATTTTGGCAAGCCTGCAGGAGATGCTATTGACCTTATCAATGTGGCTATTAACGCACAACAGGCAAAGAATGTTTTCTTTAAAGGTTTTAAAACTAAGATTGAAAACTCTCCATGGTTTGCTGGAAAATTTTATGCAAAGGCTGACTCTATTGAGTTTGATAAATCAATCACTGTTTATTCTGGTCACTCAGAAAGAGAATCTCACGAAGGTTTGAACCTTATACTCGCTGTTCTTGATGAAATTTCTGGCTTTGCATCTGAGATTGGTAGTGGTAATGATCAGGGAAAGACTGCAGAAAACATATATAAGGCTTTCCGTGCCTCTGTAGACTCACGATTCCCTGACCTTGGAAAGGTGGCTCTACTATCTTTCCCAAGATATCCTGGAGACTTTATATCAGAAAGATACGATGCAGTCATTGCTGAAAAAGAGGCTGTAGAAAAAGTTCATAAGTTTGTTATTAATCCACTATTGCCAGATGATGCAGTAGACAATACATTCGAGATTTCGTGGGATGAAGATCACATTATCTCTTATAAGTATCCAGGAGTGTTCGCATTAAAACGTCCAACATGGGAAGTAAATCCTACAAGAAAGATTGATGATTTTAAAATTGCTTTTATGACTGATCTAGGTGATGCCATGCAAAGATTTGCCTGCGTCCCAACATTTGCATCAGACGCTTTTTTTAAGCAGATAGAAAAAGTAAGAAATTGTATGGTATCAAGAAACCCAATTGACACATTTAAAAGGTTTGATGAAAACTTTAAGCCAGACCCAAATAAAATATACTATGTTCACGCAGATCTTGCACAAAAACACGATAAGTGTGCAGTTGCAATTGCCCATGTTGATAAGTGGGTTAATGTTCAAGTAATTAAAGATTACGAACAGGTTGCACCAATTGTTGTTGTCGATGCCGTTGCATGGTGGGAACCAAAAATTGAAGGACCTGTTAACCTATCTGAGGTTAAGCAATGGATTCAAAACCTTCGTAGACTTGGGTTTAATATTGGAATGGTTTCCTTTGACCGCTGGCAGTCCTTTGATATTCAGAACGAGTTGAAGCAGGTTGGAATGAGAACTGATACTGTTTCTGTTGCTAAAAAACATTATGAAGATATGGCAATGTTAGTATATGAAGAAAGACTTCTTATGCCAGCCATCGAACTTCTATTCGACGAACTAACACAGTTAAAGATTATGAAAAATGACAGAGTTGACCATCCACGCAAAAAGTCAAAGGACTTGGCTGATGCGGTGTGTGGAGCAATTTTTGGGGCAATATCACATACCCCAAGAGACCTTAACCTTGAGGTTGATATTCACACTATTAGTGATCGACCAAAGCAAGTTGACAGGCCTGAAGACAATGTGATACAATATAAATCTATGCCAAACGATGTAAAAGATTATTTGGATAGATTCAATCTACTATAAAGAAAAGGAAAATAAATGAATTCATTTAAGAAAATCTCAATTGCTACTGCTGCAGCCCTAGCAATCGTTGGACTTTCTGTAGCACCATCTTCGGCAGCACCTCTTGCCGTTACGGTTGCAACAGTAACTAACGCTACTACAGCAGCAGCACCAGCAACAGTTGCGGTGCCAGCAGCAAACCAGATTACATCTGGAACATCTGTAGCACTAGCAGCAACAGCAGATACAGGAACAGTCGTTTCTTTTACTGCTTCATCAACCGTTAAGTTGGTTACAGCACTACACACATCAAGTGCACCAGTTTCAGTTGCTTCAGGAGTATCAACTCTTTCAGTAACATCTGCTGGAGCAGCAATTACAGTATATGCTTATACAACAACAACAGCAGTTGGATCAGTTACCATTGTAAATGGCTCATACTCAACTATCGTATACATTAAGGGAACACCAGGAGCAGCATCAAATGTTGCAGTTTCAGTCCCTTCAGCAACAGCAGTTGGAACAATTCCAACAATCACAGTTTCAGCAACAGATGTTTTTGGAAACGCAATCGCAACAGGTGAGACAATTACTGCTACAGTAATCGGATCAACATTTGCTGATGGTTCATCTACAAAGAATCTAGTTACCACAACAACAGCAGAGAACGCAGCAGACTCAACTCTAGTAGTTGGATCAAAGACTGCAGCACTTGCTACAGCAGTAGTAGGAACAATTCAGGTTGTTGTTACTGGTGTTGCATCAGCAGCAACAGTTACTGGTCTTCCAGCACCAGTTAAGGCAGCAACAGCATCATTTACTGTTTCAGACCTTAATGGAACAATTGCTAAGTTGACTGCAGACCTTGCAGCAGAAAAGGCTGGTCGTGCACTTGATGCTCAGGCAGCAGCAAATGCTCTTGCAGCAGAACGTGCTGGTCGTGCAGCAGATAAGGCAGCAGCAGACAAGGCGCTTGCAGATGCAATTGCTAAGTCAGTAACAGATTCAGCAACTGCTAAGGCAGCAGCAGATGTTGCTCTAAAGGCAGCAGCAGCAACTTACAAGGCAGAGTATAACGCTCTTGCTAAGAAGTGGAATGCAAAGAATCCAAAGGCTAAGGTTGCTCTAAAGAAGTAACTTAACCAAACATTAAAGGGGCTATCAATCTGGTAGCCTCTTTTTTGTGCAATAAAATGGTATAATTATCCTAACAGACATAGTCTGTCCAAGGGGGAAGAGGTATTAAAAGATTACTACGCATATTTTTAGTGGTATCACTTGCTCTATTTCCCCTTCTTTTAGGCATTGAGAAGGCTCACGCAGCAGATGGCTTGACTGCCCAAGTATATAGTGTCAATGGTCAGAATAATGCTCCGTATATACCACAAGGAGCCTCTCCAGTAAGAACAGTAAATGTCCCAAATGTAAACTTTCAGTGGGGATCTGGGTCAGTTCTTGGAGGACCATCAGAGGATGTTATAGTAAGATTTACTGGATCTATACTTAGTAATACAACTCAAAATATATCATTTTTAGCAACAGCAGACGACGGAACAAGGCTCTATCTTGATGGAGTATTGATAACTGATGACTGGTTTGATAAGGGTGGCGGAGGAACCACCAGCGCCCCAATTTCCTTTACAGCAGGAGTGCCAAAGACAATAGAATTAATGTATTATGAAAATGGTGGGGGAGCCAATGTATTCCTGTATTGGGATCAATCTGGATCTATGGACATTATTCCAGCATCAGCATTTACCTCACAGGCAGCACCAGTAATAAAAACAATAGGTGCTCCAAGAAATCTTACAGTTGTAGATGGTTCTACTGCCACCGTCCTTACATGGGAAGCGCCTAACACTGGTAACACTCAGCCAGAAAGATATGCTATTTCTTTTAGCGCAGATGGTGGGGGATGGGGAATAGCAACAGGAAATGTTGGAGATGCTAATGCTCTCAATACAACCATAACAATTAATCACTCAGTCCTAGAGCAGTTAAAGCCAAGTGGCACAACATGGACATTCAGCATAAGGTCTGATAACGACACAAACAGTCTATACTCTGAATCATCTAACCAAGTAACGATTAAAATTGGTAAGACTCAAGCAGAAAAGGATGCTGAGGCTGCTGCTATATTGGCAGCACAACAAGAATCAGATAGACAGGCAGCAGCAAATACTGCAGTGTCTAATTATGAGACACAAACAGTAAACACATTAGAGCAGGTAGCAATTGCAGAAGCATTAAGATTATTAGCAGATTCAGCAACATCGATTGTTATCAATGAAAGTGTAAAGTCATCACTGCAGTCAAGAATAGATTCAAAAACAGCAACAGTTTTATCAGCAAAATCATCATTAACTCAAGCAAAACTTGAGGCTGAGGCAGCAGCATTGTTAGCAGCCCAACAGGAAGCAGCGAGGCTTGAAGCAGAAGCAGAAGCAGCAAGACAGGCTGCAATAGCAGCAGAGGCTGCTAGAGTTGAAGCAGAAAGACAGGCAGCACTTGCAGAAGCAGCAAAAGTTAAAGCAGAGCAAGATCGCTTGGCTGCTATCGAAGCAGCAAGAATTCAGGCAGAAATAAATGCCAAGGCAGAGGCAGATAGAATTGCTGCAGAACTTGCTGCTAAGAAGGCTGAAGAAGAAAGAATTGCAGCCGAAATTGCAAAGGCTAAGGCCGAAGAAGAGGCAAGACTTGCTGAGGAAGCCAGACTAAAGGCTGAAGCAGAAGCAAAAGCAGCAGAAGAAGCAAGATTAAAAGCAGAAGCAGAAGCAAAAGCCAAGGCTGAAGAAGAGGCTCGTTTAGAAGCGGAGAGAATTGCTGCTGAGGAAGCCAAAGCGAAGGCAGAGGCAGAAGCCAAAGAAAAGGCTGAGCAAGATGCAAAGAAGTTAGCAGAGCAAAAGGCTGCTGAGGAAGCAAAAGCAAAAGCGGAAGCAGAAAAACTTGCAGCAGAAGAGTCTGCTAAAAAAGCAGAAGAAGAAAGACTAGCAAAGATTGCTGAAGAAGCAAAGGCTGGAAAAGAATTATCTAAAGAAGAAGTTGCAGCAGTTGTAGAGTCATTAGTTGCAGATTTAAAACCAGGAGAATCACTATCAGCAGCACAAGTGCAGGCATCTGGAATTTCATATTCACAACTTCCACCAGAAACACCAGTCGAGGTTCGCACAGATGAAAACGGAAATGCCCTTGTAATAACTGCAGAAGTTGCTGCACAAGTTGAATTAGTTCAAGATCCAGGAGCATTATTAGAGGCAGCATTAACTGATCCAGGAGCAGCATTAGCAGCACTTGGAAGTATTGGTGCAGATATGACTGAAGAAGAAAGAGAAGAAGCAACCGATATGGTTGTTGCAACAGTTGTAGCAGCAGGTGCAGCAATTAATGCAGCAGCAGTTGCAACAGGAGGATCAACAGGCGGAGGAAGTTCTGGTGGGGGTGGCGCTTCAGGTTCCAACTCACCAGGTTCAAGAGGAGGTAGAAGATGGTAAGAATAGTAAAAAATATAATCAAAGACCTAATTGACCAAGCATGGACCCTTCTTGGTATGTTTATTGCTTGGGTAGTTTTGGACGGTAGTGCTAAGACTATTGTTGGTTATGGAATCATAGCAACAACAGCCCTATGGATACTGACTAGTCCGATTAGAAATAGAGAGGAGGACTAAAATGGCAACTAAGAAAGTAGAAGTGGCTCCTAAAAAGGAACACCCACAAAAGGCTCTCCCAAATGTTTTGATGCGTATCGTAGCAGTATTCGCCGCTTCTGGTCTATCAGTGCTTGGCGCTGGAGCAGTAGTAGGAATTGACACAATTCAGGCAGTTATGCTTGCAGGACTATTAGGCGTAGCAACAGTCGTTGAAAGGCTGGCAAGGGCTTTTTTGGACGATGGAAAACTTACAATCGCAGAAATAAATGATGCATTTAAGACTGTAGATAAAAAGGCTAATTAGTCATTATTGACGGTAGTTGACAGCCCTCTCTGGGCAGTGGTATACTTGATTATATCTATCTAGAGAGGGCTTTTGCCATGACTTGTATTGCTGTAGTAAAACATGAAGATAAAATCTACATGGCAGGAGACCGTGGGGCATCAGATGATGGAACAATTCTATCACTTTCTGCTCCAAAGGTTTGGAAGATTGGTCCATATCTAATCGGATATGCTGGATCAATGGACGGAGAAAGAATCCGTTATAACTTTAAACCAACTCCACCTAATATTAAAGATACAGATAAATTTATGCAAACTAAATTTATTAAAGAACTTAGAGAGTTCTATAATGAGTTTTGGGTTGACACATCTAAGGATGGAGATCTTGGTTTGATCATCGCAGTTCGTGGTGAAATCTATGAGCATAGTTCTGCAGATATGTCTTTGTCTAAATACTCATTGCCCTATCTTGCTATGGGATCTGGAGCAGAGTATGCATTTGGTGTTTTGTATGCAACAGACAAACAGAAAAATGCTAGAAACCGTGTTGTCTCAGCGGTGTCTGCAGCAATTAAATTTAACCCATCTTGCATGGGCCCAGTTGACGTTGTCAGTCTTTAAGGGTATACTTAATATATGGATCACATTCACGAAGATTTATCTCCAGAAGAGCAAGAGTTTGGCATATGGCTATCAAATGGTATTGATAGGGGTTGGGTAACTCCACCTTATTGCAATACACACGATGGTGGATATGAATATATGGGAGAAGAAGAGTTAGAAGAGTGGGAAGCAGGAGGCGACCCATGCTGCCATGTCATCAGATTGATGATATCGTAAAAATGAAAAGGAATAAAATGAAGAAAATCGTAGCACTAGTATCAGTATTGTTCTCAGTTGTTGTGCCAGTTCAGTCACAGGCAGCAGTTGGGGAAAGAATTGTAATCGTTGACAATGCATTTGACCTATCACAAATTAGCGGTAGCGTTGAATTTGTTTGCGTTTCCTCAGACAGATGTGTTAATAAGACAAAGTCTACTCTAGATCATGGAACTCAAATGGCTCTTGTTGCTCGTCAACAAAATCCAACAGCAACATTAGTTTTGATCCAGAGTGCACCAGTAAGTAAAAGTGGAACATCCTCAGAGGTTAATCTGATTGGTTTGATTTCTGCACTTGATTTTGTTAACAGCAATTCATCCAATGTTTCTGCTGTTTCTTTTTCAAGATTTGTTAACAATACCACTGCAAAGTTATCAGGACAATGTTTCCCACCAGCATCAGCGCCATATACTCCACAGACAGGATTCGAAAGAGTTAAGTCTTCTGTTGTTTCTTTAAACTCAAAGGGAATTCAGGTATATGCTGCTGCAGGAAACTCAGTATCAAAGACAATTGATTTTCCAGCATGCATTTCAGAGGTAGTTTCTGTTGGATCTTATATTTATGGAAAGACATATAAGAATGGCGAAGTAGATATTCTTACATCTCTTTCAACACCAGATAAGACTTCAACTATTAAGAACCTTATTAAGGGTGTTTCTATTCAGTTTTCAACTTCAGTAGCAACTGCTGCTGTTGCTGCAAACTCAAGCACAATTGTTCCATCTTCAAAGGTGGCAATGGTTCTCTCTAACTAAGAGAACGGTGGGGTGTAACTCAGATGGTAGAGTGCCGAACTGTTAATTCGGATGTCGCAGGATCGATACCTGCCACCCCAGCAAATGGTATACTTATTAAATGAGCATAATTAAAAAGATTAAATGGTATATCTGGCAAAAAAAATATAAAAAGAAGATGAAAAATAAAAGGTATATCTACTAGTGATCATTCTTGGCATAAATGAAACAAGTCACGATGCTTCAGTTTCTTTAATTGAAAATGGAGACATCCTTTTTTCAGGGCATGCCGAAAGATATAGCAAGAAAAAAAATGACTGGTATATCAATGATAGTTTAATAAAAGACGCTTTGCAGTATGGCAGACCAGATCACATTGCCTACTATGAAAAACCCCTTCTAAAAGCCTCTAGACTACTTTTAAAGGGTGGAGCAGGGGACTGGAAGCCACGCTTTGATTTACCAGATATCCCAAGAAAATCATTTAGTCATCACCACTCTCACGCAGCAGCGGGATACTATACGAGCCAATTTAACGATGCAGTGGTTGTAGTTCTAGATGCAATGGGAGAATACAATACATCTACAGTGTGGGTAGGTGAAGGTGATAATCTTAAACTTAAATTTAAGCAAAACTATCCAGTCAGTTTTGGACTATTTTATTCTGCATTTACTGACTTAATTGGACTTATGCCAAACCAAGAAGAATACATTATGATGGGGATGGCAGCCTATGGAGACTGGAAAAGATACTATAAGGAAGTAAATGAATACTTTCCAAACTACCATACTCAAAAATATAATTTTCATAAAGGTATTGACGATTGGTGCATGCCAATAACAGAGCAAGATGCATTTGACATTGCAGCAGCAGTTCAGGTTGTATATACGACCCGACTTATGGAATTTATGAATATGGCAAAAAGAATTACAGGAAAGAAGAATCTTGTTTTTATGGGTGGCTGTGCCCTCAACTCATCTGCTAATACATCTTTATGGAAACTATTTGATATGATCTGGATTATGCCAAACCCAGGAGATGCTGGTAGTTCATTAGGTGCTGCAGCAGCATTATATGGAAAGCATTTAAACTGGAAAGGACCATACCTTGGATATAATATTGAGGGTAAATATCCTATTCAGGAAATTGTTGACGGTATACTAAAAGACGGAATCGTAGCAGTAGCATCAGGAAGAGCGGAGTATGGACCAAGAGCACTAGGTAACAGAAGTATCCTTGCTGATCCAAGAGATCCAAACATTAAAGACAAAGTTAATCTAATTAAACAAAGAGAACTCTTTAGACCTTTTGCTCCTGTAGTTATGGCAGAGCATGCATCTAAATGGTTTGATATGGATTTTGAAAGCCCATATATGCAGTATACGGTCAAGTGATTAAAACCAGAAAAGAGACCCTCTGTAGTTCATAAAGATGGCACCTCTAGAGTG